AATATCAGTTGAAGGTCCTCCCTGAGAAGCGCCAAAAGTTACAATCAATGGAGTGTTTAAGGCAGACGGAGCTTGAGCAACCGTTGACGAACCATTCAATACTTGATTGAATATAATATTAGCATTAGCTAGTGACACAATATCTCCGAGAAGGTAATTCTTGGTAATATCCATATTATTAACATCAGTTCCAATAACCTTGTCATTAAGGTTTGGCGTTGAATCAATTGCGTAGCTGCTAATCTTTCCCATTTCTTATTTTTTTGTGACCTCTCCGGTTTGAAGGTTGATTACAGCATCCTCACCGTACTTGTCCATTAGACCTTTTTCATGTTGCTGAAACTCTAGTCTTAGCATATCAATATGCTTTAACAGACCATGCTTCTGTAGCTCAACGTCAGCAAGCTGAATCTTTAGCTTGTTAAACTCGTTGTGCATTACTTGAGTAGCATCTAGCTCCTCCTTAGTTAAAAACTTTTCTACTTTCATTTGATTTAATTTTTACAAAGATACAATTTATTAGATAATTATTTTACTTGAGTCAATAGTCTTTTCCATCCTATCTGTCCCATTCTTCATTACACGTATATTTTTAAAACGAAGTATACGTCCACCTATTGGTTTTGGTGGCGCACCTCTCTCTACGTGCCACCCATGGTGCCCGTCCTCATACTCCTCCTTATAGGTACCTGTAAGCATTAAGTGAATCTGACGATGTTTTATGTGATACCCTTGGCTTGAATTGTGTTGAATCATATCTCTCACATCATTACGCGATGCATTCTCGTGGATGTGACCCATTGTGAACACGTCAAAGTCCTCATAAAGCTCTAGCGCTCTAGTCAGGTTGATGGCACCCTTTGTAACAATTCCGCCGCCTCCCGAGCCATGGAAGTACTTAACCTTGTACGTAACTAAATTTCTAGTTCCAATCTTAAATACCAACCATCCGCCGTAGCCTCCAACCTGTACGTTTGTGCCGCACTTAAGATTGAGCAAATCAACAAATCTCTGAAGGATGTCAGTCTCCTGCCATTTAATGACACCTGTCTCGTGGTTACCATAACCAATCACAGTAAGTATCTCAGCGTATGGCGTCCACCACTCTACAGCTGTCTCAACAATTGAGTCGAGGTACCTGAAGTTATTGTGCTCAGGTCTAATGTCAGACTTATTTCTACGATTATCGCCGCGACCCTGCATCAGACAGAAGAAGTCCCCATTTACCATGACGGGTATGTTATTCTTCTTGAAGTAGTCTAGGTGGCTTTTCAAGACATCCCAATCGCACTTTGGATTGTCCCAATGGATGTCTGATAACATTGCTATCTGAAAATCATCCGTGGGGACGATTATTTCATGCAAATTTTTTGAGTGCTTGATTAATTGCATACCTTACGATTAAAGTTAATATTATTCCTGTTGCTAAACCAAGAAGGAATAGGTTAGCTCCCTTCTTGTTTTCGTGCTTAACCTGTCTAGTTTTTTGCTTAATAAACTTGACATTTTGCTTTACATTTTGCTTGTGTATTTTTACAGCTGCATCTAGGCTGTCTGAGTACATCTTTCTGATAGTATTTAAGCTATCACTAAATCTCTTCTTATCGAAACGTATCTGAAATCGCGTTTTAGGCACCTGAGGTGCGCTGTAACGAATGATTGTGTCTTTCTGAGTAATTACCTTCTCCCAAACAATTGAGTCGTGTACAATGATAGGAAATGAGTCAATAGATGTAATACGTATTGTATCCGCAGAATCCACCACGCGATATCCTTTCTTTATCGCCTTGCTTAGGTGGTAGTTGACAGAACATCCTGTCAAAATAAGCGACAAAATAAGAGTAAATCTCTTCATTACTTAAAAAAATTATTTTTCTTGTCAGCCCTGTTTGATGACTGAGATTGCATGCGGGTCTTTGTCTTGGACTTGTGAGCAACGTCTTTCTTATCTCCATTGCCATAGGTTCCCTTCTCGCGATTCTTTTTATTTAGATTCGCACGATACTTCTTTCGCTCCTCAGTAGAGTGATACTCTCTGTCATACGACTCCTTCTTAGCACGAGCCTCAGGATTCTCTTGGTAGTACTTAGCACTCCGAGATGCGCCTGTCTTTGTTCCTGCTATCTTGTTTCGCATGACTTAAGCATTTCGATTAGCTCGGGATGAGGGTATACGTCAGTCTTATCTTTTCTGACTGAATTGTGTGTGAACACTCCGGGCTCTGCTGCCAAAGCTCGTTTTGAAACTGCCCAAATGTCTTCATTATAGTCCAATGGTATTCCATAGATATCATTCCAATATAGTAACAATTCTTTTGTTGATTCAATTTGTTCTTTGGTATATGAGTGCCAAAACTGAAATCCTTTGAAAGGAGTATCAAGCTTTATCACATCTTTCTTAGGCACTTCACGCCCAACGTAGTTCAGATACTTTCCATTGACTTCTTTTAAGAAGCCCCAATTGCATATCTCTACACCGATTGATAGTTTATCTAGGCTTTGGTAAGGAACGCCGTTAGCGTTAAATACACCCTGTTTTAGACCTAGGTGGTAGCCCCAATACTTTGAGCTGAAACCCTGAGCAATCAATCCATTCTCACCTATCGCAACGCAGGTTGCTACACGGTCTTTTGTGGACGCCCAATACTTAAATACAGCCTCAGCATTACCATTACCTGCAGTATGATGAAGGTATATCTGTTTCTTCTTGGTCTCCTCTTTTAAGTAGTTTGAGGGAGCGAATGGTACCTGCTTTATATTCATGGCTTTATATTTCTATATGTACTTGCAGCTTTCTCTACAATACTACGGGTCTTCTTAACAATATTAAATACAGCCTTTAGCATATTGTTTCCTGTGATGTCAAACCAATTCTCATTGATTGATGATATCTCAATAAGAGAGAAGATAATTAGTATGCCGTTGGTAAATACAGCCTTGTTTAAAATGATTTCATAGCCTGTGCTTTTTAATACACTGCTAACGAATGGGGTAAGCAAATAAAAGTCAAGTGGTAAAAGAGGAATGGCTACAAATGCATATCCTGCCAATTTAAACATATAACCTCTACGTAACATCTTTGATTTGAACACATCTTTGTACAACCTCTTTTCTCTCTTTGAGATATACCAAAGCGAGATGAGCTTTACTATGGTGTCCACTCCAATCGTTAGGAATAGACATATGGCAGAGAGCTCTACCGGTGCCCACATTGCAGTGAGCGCTATCAAAAATGTTATCAACTTTGCTTTCATTTTCCTTGTCCTCTATATTTCTTCTTGTAAAGCTTAGATGACTTTAATTTACTTATCTTGCTCTTTGCCTGAACACCCGGGCGCTTGCTCTTAGGCTTAGCTACGAATGATGTTGATGACTGAACCTTTGCCATTTCTTATTGATTATTTATATCTTCAGGAGTTTTAAAATAAAATTCAAAATTTTCTTTAGTAAATCCTTCTCCTTTTATTCCATCAATGTAAGCAATTGCTTCTTCAAGAGTATCAAATTGCTCCACTAATGGCTGACCCGTTCTAAACGTAGCATTTTCGTTAATAAAAGATAAGTGAATGATTGAATCATCTTCGTTTTTTGATACGATATATTTATCTGATGTAATTACTATTTCCATTTTAAATTAGTTTGTGGATACTGACCATCCTTTGTTCATTAAATTAGTTGCTGCTGCTTGACCTGTTGCACTTGGAGTTTGACATAGACCTGCTAAATTTACTTCACCATTATACTGATTTGAAGCATCCAAGCTCGTCAATATACTATCTACGCTTGATTGATTCAAAGGTGCATTGTATACAATAAATCTTCTTTGAGTATAATCTGCTCCTAAAAATCTTAAGTTTGGCATTTGCAAAGAAGTTAAAGAATATGCATTGTCTATGTACACCTCTGAATTAATCACTTTAACGTTTGACATATCAATTGTATGTACATTTTGAAGTCCGGATAAATAAACAGAGCCTGTAATATATTTTAAAGCAGGTAGAGATAGTACAGGATTCATACCTATCCAATTTATATTAAATCCTTGAAGTGAACCTACTAATTCAAGTTTTGGAAAATTAATTGTATCTATATTTTCTGAAAACGAAAGGATGTCTCTTACCCAAATTAATTCGGGAGCATCAATTGAAATAACAGGATTACCATTTACTTGAATCTCTTTTGCTGCTACACAATTAGGCAAATCTATTTGCCCTACTCCGTTTAAATAAGCACCTCCAAAAAACTCACAATTAGGAAGACTATAATTAATTTGTTGCCCCCACATCTGAATTGAAGTAAATAAAACTGCTTCATTATTTACAGTTATATTGCTTGGATAACTATAAGAATAGGTATCATACAAAAAACTGAACGCTGTATAATTTGATAATTTGTAGCTATACAATTCCGAAATATTCAAAGATGGATAACTAACAAAAGTATAGAATTCAGGTTGTATAAATACGCCAAAGTAAGGAGCAGGAATTCCTGTATCCTGATTTCCATCGTGTGTGATATCAGGAATTTCATATTGAGATGGTGCAGGACCTATTTCTGTTGCCGCCACTTTATAACTACCATTTCCATTATCAGACACTTCAAAAATGTCTGTAGATTGCAAAGCCCTTCCTAAAGAAGGTAGCTGAATTATTTTCTTTCCTGCCATAATTAATCAGTTATACGTTCATCACCATCATCGGTGAGTCTATTTTCTTCAATATCAGTTACTCTCTCATTAGGATATATAGGAGATATAGGGTTGTCACCCTGAGCTCCAATTAAAATCCCTATAATAATTCCGTTCAACATCTTACCAAAGGGCTACAATGTTAGCTGCACTTGTTCCTGTAGAGAACACCTTAAGAACCTGTACAGGGAAGAATGTACCTCCAAGAACACTTGCAAATGTTACATCCTGACCACCTGCTGTCACTACACGTAGGTTTCCACCTGTTCCAATGTAAAGCACACAACCTTCTTTGTTGTTGTTAGCATAGACAATATAGCTTTTTGCAGTAGCTGTGAAGATGTCAGCATTCAAAAGTAATCGAGTATTATCAATGACCTGAGTTACAGTAGCAGCCGTTCCGTCAGTAGTGTTGTAAACAACATCACCAACCTGAACATTTAAAGCTACGAAGTTAACGTCAGTATCCTCAAGCTCATTAGTAAGAACATTGTTATTTACACCTTGAGCTACAATAGCAGGGAATGGTATGTTAGCATTGTCAGACTTTGTAACAGCAAGTGCTGTTGCGGTCTGTAATTTTTGGTAGTTTGCCATCTCTTATAAATTAATAACACAAAGATAGGCAATATTTTAAAACGAAAAAGCCACCGGTTAGGGTGGCTTCGTTTTAGTAATAGTTTACTTATGGGTATACTCTAATTTCAATTTGAACAGTTCCATTTAAATCAATGTTAGCTCCTGTTGATGGATTTAATACACTAAGTGCTACTACTGAACTAAAGGCTTGACTAAAATTTAAAATTTTATTATTGATTCCTCCTGAAATTGTACAAAGTCCAAATGTTTTATTATTTGTAAATGGATTATTTGAAAAATCTTGTATTTGATAGTTTCCATCAGCTACTCTAGTCCAATTAAATGAAATTCCAAATGTGTTTTCTAATACAATTGTAGTAGGATTATTAGTACCTGACTGAATAAGTAAAGCAGTATAAACTTTATATGCAGGAATCTCTGCGCTTACTGTGTCTACAATATCCTGCATTGTATACGCCTGACTCTCAGCGTTAATAATTGCTGAGCGGCGCTCAGTTGTTGGATAGTTTGGGGCACCTGCGATAAATTGCGTGCCTAATGGGATTTGTGCCATGTCTTTTTTTTTACAAATATAAGGGTTATTTTTGGTATGGGAAGAGGCGGTTTAGAGCATCACGTCTCTTCTGACATGGTGTACATTCACCTGTTCCTTTCTTTAC